TTATTAACCATAATTTTGAGAAAAACTACCATACCAATAAGTTCCATCACTAATAAAGCTATATATATCAACTTTACTAGCAGTAATAGTTGCTGTTGGAATGGCACTATCGGCCCATCTTACTCCAGTAAAAGTGGCAGTATAATTTCCAGAGCCACTATTAAGAAACAAACTAAAACTCTTGCCAGCAGTTGCTGTTGGCATGGTAAATGTACAATTACCAGTTAGTGTGCATGTTTGAACAGTTCCACTAGTTAAGCTTATTGTTTGAGATGTGCTACTATTTCCAATAGCCACAACGCTTTCTGTGAAACTATCAAAAGTAAGATTACCATTGACAATTAATCCACTACTAATTACTCCACTACCTATAACGTGTAGTTGTGTTGATGGAGTTGTGGTTCCAATACCAACTTTACCATCGGTAGCAATTCTTACTTTCTCTGACCCGCCAGCGGCTAATGCTAAATATCCATTTGTGGCATTGCTTTCTAAACCACAGGCTGAACCTCTACTACCTCTAAGACCAACGCTATATTCGAATATACCATGAACCCCAGCGAATGTCATATTATTAGAAGTAACAGCTATTGATCTATCCGTTGAATCTGATGCATTGACTAGATTTAGTACTCCGCTAACTCTAGCATCTCCAATGACATCTAGTTTTTTAGACGGAGTTGTTGTTCCAATACCAATATCTCCAGTGCTAGTTATCCTTAATCTTTCGGAAGCGTTAGTATCAGCAGATTGAGATGAATTAGTATAGAATCTTATAGTTCCGTCTGAATGATAATAATAACTAGAAATTGCTCCAGTGCTATTATGCTTTGGTGTCTGTCCGCTTAAATAAACGTTATATCCACCAGCAAAAGAGCCAGCACTATCCATTGTTGCAACTCTAGAGAACGGGGCATTGTTCAATCTAAATTCAGTGTCTGAGGTGATGTGTGAAGTAGATCTTATTACTCCACTAACATCTAAGATAGCTCTTGGAGTTGTTGTTACAATACCAACATTTCCATTAGATGAGATTATTAATCTATCAGCACCAGCACTATCATCTCTGATTCTAAAACTACCATTAGTTCCATCTGTATAGGATGCTAATCTGTATAATCTTCCCGCAGCCGTTGCTCTATTATCAATATATAAACCAAAATGTCCTATATTATTGACGCCTCCTGAGATTGCGATATTAGAATTATCTAATCTTATGATTCTAGTATCACAATTAGTAAATTTTAATGGTCCATTAATTTCCAGCGTTGCTGTTGGACTACTTGTTCCAATACCAATATTAGTCCCATTATCATAAATTAGACTATTACTTAGTCCACTACCACCAGTTCCAAACTTGCTTAAATAATTGGCAGTACCTACCGGTAGTAGTCCGCTTACGCTACTATTGAAATCGGTAATATTTGATGATGTATGAGTATGACCGCTAACGCTTACACTAGTACCATTAACAGTTAATCCATTAACGAAGTTATGAATTGCATTAACTGTTCGCGCATTATCAACATGTAAATATTGAGAGTGATCATCATCACCTAATCCGAATAAACTTCCATGATCGTTCTGAGAAACTCCAGCAATAGTACTAATTACAGATACTCGTATATCAAGAATACTAAGTAACCTACATTTAGGAACATTTGTATAGCTGTTGCTATCAGCAGCAAATATTAATCGATAAAGAGGCTTAACTTCGCTTACTGGAAGATTAGTCAGATTAACATCGCTCCAAGAGTTATTATTTTCAGCGGCTCCCTCAGTACCATCATATCTTTGACCCATAATACTAATTATAGGATCATCAATTTGATTAGTTGCAAGAATCCATGCTGCAAAGTATCTTGTTTGTCCACCGGGGCTAACATCGGGGGTTGTCCAATTGCCACCAGTTAATGAGTTATATTGTGGGCCATTAGCACCATATTTAACAGGATAGTCTGTGGCGGTATTCTTAACCCACTGACCAGTAGTTCCTTGGTGATAATAAACGGGAATTTGAGCAATCGGGCTTAACTCTTGACAGAAAGGATCAGTACTAGAACTGTCAGTAACATTTATCTGAATATCTTCTTGATAAAGAGTACCATCACCGATTGATATAGTTGCATGAGTATTGCTAGACCCATTTCCACCTAAAACATAATTACCAATACTCAAGCCATCAACATATTGCATACCAAAAGTATTATGAATCCACTTGTGAGTGCTGGTATCCATCACAATTCCGTGACGTTCTTCAGCAAAGAAAGTCATTTGTCCACTAGGACCAACTCCACTATTCCAAGCCACATATGCAATAGGAATATCACTACTAAAATCAAAAGGTGTAGTTTTATTTGATATTTGATTATTAACAGTATCAAAATGAATATAATTAATTTGAGTAAGATTAGGTATAGTTAAACTATCACCACTAGTTTTAACAACTTTGATACCTTTATTATAATAACTATATGAACTTCCTGTGGGTTCTATTCTAAATATGTTACCACTAACACTAATTCTACTATCAGTTCTATTGACAAATCCTTGAGGCTGTTGACTGTCAACGTGAACTAAGTTTGTAGAAGCAACGGTATAAACGCCGCTATTATTAGTAATATTAATATCATAACCAGCAAGAATATTTTTAACTGGTAATAAACCACTAACGGAAGAATTAAAATCTGTTATATTAGAGCTAGTATGAGTGTGGGAACTTGCTGCATAATTACCAGAGGGTTGCTTTCCATCAAGCGCGGTTTGGAGGTTAGTAATATCAGATATAGTGTGAGTATGACCATTAGCACTAACATCAACATTGTTAACTTTTAGTGAAGTAAAGTTTCCGCTGGGGCCACTAATACTTCCAGTAAATGTTGCACCACTTAGATTAGCTTTTCCAGCAAGATTATTTGTGACGGTGGTAGAGAAATTAGCATCATTACCTAAAGCAGTTGCTAATTCGTTGAGAGTATCTAGTGCAGTTGGAGCAGAAGCCACTAAATTACTTATTTCTGTGCGAACAAATGCTGTACTAGCAATTTGAGTACTATTAGTTCCAGCAGTTGCTGTTGGAGTTAATGGAACTCCGCTGAACGATGGACTACTTAATGGGGCATATATGCCATTCACTAGCCCACTTACACTACTATTGAAATCTGTAATATTGCTAGACGCATGAGTGTGAGAACTAAGTGCGTAATTTCCAGAAGGTTGTTTATTGTCAAGAGTTGTTTGAAGTGACGTAATATCAGCTATATTGTGAGTATGTCCACTAACAGAAACATCGACATTAGATACTTTTAAAGATGTAAAACTACCACTTGGTCCACTAATGATACCAGTAAAAACAGCCCCAGTGAGAGGAGCATAAATTCCACTAGTTAAAGTATTTACTCTAGAATCTACTTGAGTTTGAGTTAAACCAAATGTTCCAGTAGTAGATATTGTATAATTAGAACCAACGCCAGATATACCAATACCACTACCAGCGGTTAATAATGTTATTGGTAATAATCCACTAACACTACTATTGAAATCAGTTATGCTTGAGGAGGTATGAGTATGGCCGCTAACAGAAACATCAATACCACCAAGTTTAAGAGATTGAAAAGTGCCACTATTAAATATAACTGTACTAGTAAAAGTTTTTTGTCCAGTAATGATTTGACTTCCAGCGGTCATAACAAAGTCTGCATCAACACCAGCCTCTGGAAGATAGTAAACTCTATCAGTATAAAGATTATTTGTTGGAGTAATAGTTATAGTATTATTAAATAATGTTCCTGTATTACCTTTTAAAATAATATCTTTACGATTTATTCCTATTGCACCAGTTGTTATTTTTATTCCAGTTCCACTGAAAGTTTTACCGCCAGAGAGAGTTTGTTCACCAGTTGTTCTTACAACGGTAGAATCAACAGCAATATTATCAGCACTTACAACTAAACCGTCGCCCTGTCCAATGTCAAAGCTTCTATTAGCTGATAAATTACCGCCACCAATTAAGCCGCTACCAGCAGAAAAATTTACGCCAGTTAACGCAATGTTTTGAACATTATTTATAGCAAGGTCTGATTTGAATTGTGAAGGTGTTCTAGTATGAATATTACGGGCAAATGTAGATGGATCAGATATAAATACCGGAAAATGAGAAGCTCCAATATTTGAGGCTTCAGATCTAGTTGCTAAATAGCCAGATATTATAACATTATCATTAAATAATTTGATTCCACTTATTGATTGATTACCAAATGTTCTAACTATAGTGTTGCCACTAGTTAAATTTTCAATTAAGTATCCACTACCAACTCTACTGACGGGAAGAATTCCGCTAGTAAATAATATAGGGTAGCCACTGGGAGTGTCAAATGTAATAAAGTTATCAGAAGATTTTATCTCTATGATAATATCATGATCTTTGAGAACATCAAGATTAACTACATTTTCAGTAACTTCTATAGTGTAGTTGCTCATTTAGCACTCCATTTGGGTAGAATTTTTGCTATTTCTTTTTATGATTGTTATAAGGCCAAATAATACTCTTGTAGTATACCGACCGCCGTTAGTATAGAAGATATCATTTGATTCTAACTCAAAATCATATTTTGCTGTTTTGAATGCAAAGTTATTAGTAGTAGAAGCTGGTAACATAAGAGTTATCTTACCATTGACTCCATCTATAGACATTTGGTAGTCTGAATTAGAATTTCCAGAAGTGTAAGTTATTGTTTGATTATCACTGGTCGTAATTAAAATCCTAGCGCACCAATCAGTAATATTAATTGCTGTGCCTGCATTATTTTTATAAATGAATGTCAAGTTATAAGAAGAACCCTGTTCAACATCAAAATCATATTTTGCAGCTGCCATTTTATTCTTCCATTTCTGCTAATTGTGATTGGATATATAAACTTATAACACGCATTCTATACTTATCTATATTCATTGACTCTGGATTAATGCTTTCTTCTTGTAGAACGCTGGCAAACGCTGTAGGAGTTTTTCTATTTTCACTAAGTATATCTCTTATTGAAGTAGCATTTACCTCAGACATAATGTCTAGATTAGTAAGAACATCTACTTTAAATTTTTCAAGTTCTTTTACTTCTGACTTTGTTAGCTGCCTTAAGTTCTTCTTAGACTTAGAATTTAAATATGCATTAGTAAGAACGTCTGAAATTTCTTTCCAGCTTTCTTCTGCCCAATATACAAACTCAGCTACTCCCGGTTTCTTTTTTGGAGTTGCCACCCTTTGTTTTCTTGGTCCGGTATCTTGCTTAAAAAGCGGTCGCCCATTTGGATTACTAGGTTTAGGGGCATTTGGAAGACCACCACCGGGTGCTGGTGGTTTTGGCATCAATATATCTTTTGGTACACTTGTTTTTAAACCAACGTCTTGTGGATTTACTTTTCCTGACTGTAAGGCAATCTTTTCCAAATCCATTTTATGATTAGCGTTATGGAATGGTCCAGCTTTATCTGGAGTATCTTCGCCCTGCCTCTCATCAAATTCTCTTTGTAGTCTAATCTTTTCGATCTGAGGAATCTCCTTAAATCTTTCAAGAACAGTTTCTTGACTTATAATATCTCTATCCACAAGTTGTAATAGAAGAGCTTTCTCTGCGGCTTCATCAGATAAGGTCATTTGATCAAACTGAATATAGGCTTTGTATCTAAAACCCATAGCCTGTCTAACCATTTCAATTTCTTTTTCCCAAAATCTAGTTAACTGATCTCTACCATACTGAAGTCTTTCTACTAGAGTTTTGAGCGAAATGAAGTTATTAGTAAAGCCGCCACCGCCAGTAGCCATACCAGTTAATGTTGGAGGAACACCCAACCCAGCATATATACTATTGAGTACCGAAGTATATTTTTCAGAACCAAGGAATTTGTATACTTCGCTGCTAGATTCTTTGAAGGATAGTTCTGGCCCCCAAACTAGTTCCATCGTGCCGCCACCAACATTACTGGCTAGAATATCTCGCAACTTGTTAATAGCTGTTTTGTTTGGTAAAATTTTATGTTCAAGATTGCCAAGTGTCCATAAACGAATATTAGAAATAGCACCATCCAAAGCGGACATATCTGCTAATCTCATTTTTTCTAACATAATAATATCATCTAAGATAGCATAGATCATGGGATTTGCCCACATCTGCCAATCATCTTTCTTATAGTGAAAAACGCAAAGTCTTTCTGAATCAAGTGGGATTCTTTTTTCTTTGTTTAGCAATGCCTTCTTAATATCAGTTGGCAAGCTATCAAGAACATCGTTGGGAAGTGAGCCTGACTGAAAAGTATCTAAGAATGTTCCAGCACTCAAGGTATAATTTGAGATACCCATGAACAGTGCTAACTTACCATCTTTTAACTCTACACTAAGAGGACTAAAGAAGTTATATCTCCAAGGAATCTGATTCTGCTTAATGTTTGGAGTTTCAACCTTAATATCCTTTGCTAGAGACTTCATGTACTTTTCAAGCTCTGGAGTCACATTGGCATAACTGCGATACATAATCACATTGCCAGTTTTATAAAGATTATTTAAGAATCTTTCTGATCTTTCTTTCCCATTTACACTCTTAAACCATTGCTGGTAAAATTTTTCAACTGTTTTATTAGGGTGTACAATGCTTATACCCTGACTGCCAAAGTCACCCATCAAGTCAATAATATTTCGTATAATGCCAACTTTATCGTAAGCGTCCATACACATCTTAATAATGCGTCGTTGTTGAGTGGGTACAGACTCGGTTTGTCTAAATGCGTAATAATCAAGTTTATTAAAACCGGGTCTTACTGACCTATTTGGCTCAATGTCTATAAAGGTTCTATAAGCATCGCTACCAGTAGATTTATTTAAGCCAGAATAAGAGTTGATATTGTCGGACAACCTCTCCATAGCATTAGATTTGCTAGAAAAATTGTCATCTGACCAAGTTATCATGTCTTCTTCACTCATAATTTTTCCTTAATTGGAATGTAATCGGAATGCTACTTTTTAATACACATCTTTCATGTTATCAGAGAACCAACTGGGGCCAATATATAGCTTTTCGTCTTCTTTTGCTGGAACATGACCACCAGTAGCAAAACCGCCATAAAACTGATAGGTTTCTGGGGTTGGAGTCCTGTGTATTATTCTACCAGCCATATTAGCCATTAAGAGTGCAGAATATCTATCTTTTCTCATTTTACTTTTTCTACCAGTTCCAACTATAACCTCTGGAGTGTCCCACCTGTCTCTACCATTAGATGTTTGGGTCATCTGGATCATAGATAATTCATCCTTAAGTTCTTCTATATCCATGACGCACTCTTCTAAAGTGTCAAACATTCTGCTTTTTAAACCATCTTCAGAATTTGACAATCCAAGTGTTATAGAGTCAAAGAATGGAAATAACAGAACCTTATCTTCAAAATCTTTTCTCATACCGTGATTAGCTTCTGCTAACCAATCATATCTGGCAAATTGACACATTTCTAATATGTGCAACCCTCTTTCTCCGTCTGTATCTTTGGGTTTATCGTCATCAATTGTAGGCCAGATAGGCATTTCATCATCTTTAATTTTATCTTTATCGTGTAGTGATTCCATAATTGCAACACCGCCACCTTGAGCATCCATAGCAATATGAACACATGGGAAGAGTCTCATCAAATCTCTAATTTTTCTCGCACAATATGCATAGAAATCTGACTCTTTAGCATATCCCTTCTTCACTTTTTCTTTGTGTTCTTGCCTCGTTGTGGTCCAGCAATGAACTATTTTTCTATGATCTCCACTAATTTCTAGAACTACAATACTAAAATTGTCTACTTCAGATGCGGGGTCAACGCCAAAAACATATCTTTTATTTGTATCGCCAATTAGACAAGCTTCAAACTTTATAATGTCACCTCTAGAGTCCATGACAGGGTTATCATTACTACCAACAACACACGACTCTATTAATGATCTTTTGAAGAACCCCTGACTGTCTCTAGTAAAGCAAGCCCCGTATTCCATCTGATATATACCAGCGTGTACTGTAGCCTTAGACCTTGCTACTTGATCAGCGTCCATGAAACCCACTGGCAATAGTTCGTATGGCATTCTTATTATAGAATATTGACGCCAATCAAAAGTATCTGGGGGTTGTTCTCCACCAAATACTTCAGTCAGTTTAGCTCTATTACCACGGCTTTTTATAATAGCCTTCCACTTTTTCCAATATGTAGCAAAATGATTAAAATCATAATAAGCAGTACCAGAAAGAATAATTTGATTATCTTTTATCTCTGTATTCTCTTCTTCAGTTTCTATTTCTATTCCAAGCTCTGCCGCCTTCTTTTTTGCGGATATTCTCTTAACATTTTGCACAGGATCAGCACTAACAGCAGCAAAGCCCGCGACTACATTTTCAAATATATCCCTAGGAATAGAAGCAAACTCGTCTGCAATAATATCATTAGCACGTTGACCTCTAATCTTTTGACCGTCACCTAGTGGTAAACATGTTATAACGCTTTCATTAATTCTCATTGTACATCTATCAACATCTCGCGTTGGGCCGCTATTCCCATCGCACATATCTCTTAACATGGGAGCATTACGCCATATAGTTTCCATGTATTCAAACAAAACCTTGGATTGTCTAAATGCAGCACCAACTATAACAATCTTTCGCTTGGGCATTAACATTGCCCTCAATATAGAATATAGCGACAACTGGAATGATTTACCAAGACCTCGACTGCCAACAAGCATTGGGAACTTTCTATTCCAAAGTTCGTTGATAATAAGAGACTGAGATGGCAGAAGTTGTATATTCAATATCTGGTGGCATAAGAATGGCAAATACTCGGATCTACTCATTAGCCAAGAAAGCTTGAGATGAAAATCATCATCTGATGGATTGAGAATAGACATAGGATTAAAAATGTCAGCTTCAATGACATCTAAACCTAGCCAAGCCTCATCTATTATTTTGAGGTTATCTTTTTTCATTCTGTGAAATGCCAGTTTCGTAATATAGAATCAGCGAAACCGTAATAAACAGCTTCCTCTGCACTAAGATACCAATCTCCAGATTTCAGTTTCCTAATTAGATATTGGCGAACTTGTTTCACGCTTGGCTTCTTTCCAAATTTTTCATAGAAGAACTTGCCCTCGACACATCTTCCAGCATAAATATTAAACATTGTATCCGCAGTTTTTCTTTCGTAGTCTGCTTGATTCATAGCACTCAAATAATCTGTACCAATAAGAGTTGAGCCATAATGAGACATAAAGTGGGCATTTGGAGTCATATAGCGATAATCTGCCGCTTGCATAAAAATACTACTCATAGACTCAGCCTGACCATAAATGATAATTGTCACATATGATCTACACATCTGTATAGCATCATAAATAGCCATGCCATCTGTCCACTCACCGCCAATACTGTGGCAATGTATAGTAATGTTAGCATTACTTCTCATATCTAATGCCCTTAAGTTTTTAATAAAGGTATTAGACATCCTATATTCAACGCCGGGGTTTTGGTTATCTTCAGCGTGATAATGATTGTGAAGGAATATTTCCCTTGTGGCAATATTAGCTCCATAGTCATGAAAATCTTTCAATAGTTCTGGTTCAGCCATCATTTCTTCCTCCCTATTGTGTACATTTCATTTACTCTTTTTAATATACTACTGACCGCAAGAAAAGCATTATATTTATTACCACAAAATAATATTTGAACGTTGTTATATAGCTGAAATTCAAACAAACATTTTAACATATATTTACCAGTAATCTTCAAAGCTCCCTTGTTCTTAACTGGTATTCTTGTTTCGTCAGGGAACTTGATGAGGTCTTCTAAAGAAAATTCTAAGACAATAAATTTATGAGGAAATGGAGTCATTCGCTCTACTTCAGCTAAGAATGCGTGTTTCTTTTGTCCTAGATTAACTGCTAGTTCCTCAACGCAACCCTTTCTTTCTATACATATTTTGTCTTCCATTCCAAGTATGGAATAATCACCAGTATCCAGCTTTTGATCTATCATTCCAGCGCAAGTATTGAACTCGCTAAAAAAATAGCCGTCCTGCTCTCTGGTATCTTTTATAACAGTGAATGGTGGAGCAACTTTATACGTCATCGACTATAATCCTAAATAATGATTCGTATTGGTGTTCATAACCCTTTATTGAGTCATGGCACTTTCTACATAATGTTATACCATTTGAAACGTCATATCTTAATGCACTAGCTCTAGACCACTTTTTAATATGGTGTACTTGTAAAGACAGTTTTTTTCCGCATCCCGGCATCATACACTTTCTCTTATCTCTATTTAATACAGATTTTCTGAAGCTTTCGTAGGCTGGATCGTCATAGTTTCTTTTCATAATTCGTATATTTTATCTATTCTGGATTTTCTTCTAATTTCTATACAAGCTATTCTCATCTCTATTGAGGGATTTTGCTTCATGATAATTTTTATGAGATCGTTTAAAACTACAAAACACGCATCGTCTGGGTCATCTGCATTTACGAATATAGTAGGAAATGGACTATTATATGATTTAAGAAATAAATGTCTTATTCTGCTAAACACATTTGATATGTCGAGCATTATTCTGTAAGTTTTCATTAATTTTCTCTTCTATCATAAGCTTAATAAGACTATTTAAGTCATATTTTGGTTTCCATCCCAGTTTAGCTCTGGCCTTAGTTGATCTGCCTCTTAAGTAATCTACCTCTGCCGGTCTGTAGAATTTAGGATCTATTCCAACATAATTACTCCAATCATAAATACCAAAATAGCCAAAAGCGGCATCTAATAAGTCACGAATAGAATAGGTATTTTCTGTACATATAACGTAATCATCTGGTTCATCTTGCTGTAACATTAGCCACATAGCTTCTACGTAATCTCCAGCATATCCCCAATCTCTATAAGCGTCCAAATTACCTAACATCAACTTAGGAAAGGTCACATCATTATATACAATATCATTATCTAAAGATTGAAGGTATTGCATATCAGTAATATTAGTATCATGTATCCAATCTATGAAAGAAGCTACCCAGTTCACTACTTTTTTAGTAACGAAGTTATCTCCGCGCCTTGGACCTTCGTGGTTAAATAGTATGCCACAACTACCGTGTATTCCGTAAGCCTGACGATATAAACCAACGGCGTAATGGGAAGCACACTTTGCTACAGCGTATGGGGATTGGGGTAAAAATCTAGTATTTTCATCTTGGTATTTTGTACCATCCCTGTCAATATCGTAAGCTTTACCAAACATCTCGCTGGAGGAGGCTTGATAAAACCTACTGCCCAACATCTCCAAATCTACCATAGTCTGCAATATATTTAAGCACCCTTTGCCAGTTATATCCCAAGTCAGGGAAGGCTGAGTGAATGAGGTTCCCACATGAGATTGAGCGGCGAGGTTGTAGACTTCATCTACATGTTCGTTATTACGAAGAATATTTAAAACACTACTAGAATCGGTTATGTCCCCCTCGACTAGACTGAACCTAGAATGATTCAATATATGCTTTATTCTTTGGGTATTATCTACACTAGAGCGTCGAGTAACCCCGATTACATCGTACCCCTTATCTAATAATAGATCTGCTAGGTGACTACCATCTTGTCCCGTTATTCCAAATATTATTGATTTTTTCATAAATTTTCCTTATAATTTAATCCAGTTATTCGGCACTATATCTACATCGCAAAAGTATCCTTCACCAAACCATTTAGATGGAGCTATGACTGTTTTATTTTTGTTCTTGTTAAGCCAAGCTCCCCACCAAGAAAAAGATGAATTAGCTATGATATTATGTTCGCATAAAGACATTAACCACATATCTTCTATATTATTATTTTCAACAAAAATCATATTTTTAAATTTTAAGCTTTGTTTACACCAATCTATATCATCTGAAAATACAAGTATATTTTTATATTTGACTAGGCTTAAAGCTTCTTCATAATAACTTATAGATTGTACAGGATGAATAGTACTAAGTGCTAAATAATCCGTCCTTCTAATATGTATTGATACTGAATTACTAACTGGATAAGCAGATAATAATTTATTTTTTATAGACTCTGTTGGTTCTAAATTATCTCTAATTGTATTTTCTATATCTATAAAATATTTTTCAGATTGCCAATACCCTCCTAAATAATAATTATGACTAGGATCGTAATAAATTTTATTGTAATAAAAATTATCATAGATAATAATGATGTCTTGAGGTGTGCTGGAAGGATATTCTATTAAATCGTAAGATATATTAGGAAATTTATTTAAAGAAAATGATCTAAGAGTCGCACCACATTCTCTATCATAGAATGAGGCATCTAAATAAAATGGTGTATCGTAAATTTTAGAAAGACACTTACCATAAGCCCATTGAAATATTTGATTTCCTAAACCTCCCATTACTTGCATGATTATCATTTCATAGCTCCTACGGGAAGTAGTTTCCAATAATCCTCTTTCCAATTCGGGATTATAGTTTTATGACCCTCTTC